TTGGGCGTCTGAAACGGAGAAAAAGCAGGCAAGTGCAATAGATGATGTTGGCGATATCGTCATGCCAACAGTGAGAAATGGCTTTTATGCTGAATGTATTTCATCTGGCATTACAGGAACAACTGAACCGACTTGGGGTTCAGCAGTCAACGAACAGGTAACAGATGGGACCGTTACATGGAAAATGTTGACTGACTACTTTGAGTTAGAAAGTGGCGATGTTATCAGCTCAAGCTCTTGGACTGCTGATGATGTTGGTGTCGTTATGGATAACGATGGTACCTCAAACGGAGACGCCTATGTTAGGGTTACGGCAGTTCCAGCTGGAGCAACTTCGTTTACTCTAACCAATGAATTGACTATTCTAAGGGGCATCGGTACCACAGAGATAATTAATCGGTCGATCACCATTAAAATTAAAGAGAAGTAGAAAATGTCATTAACATTAGCTGTTAACGCATCATACGCTACAATCGACGAAGCAGATGTTTATCTGGAGAACAATGCTGCTTGGAATGCTGCGTCTGATGAGACGAGAGAAGAGGCGTTGCTGTGGGCAAGATACTATATAGATTATCGTTTTAACTGCATAGATGTTCTTGATAGTATTCCAGATGAGCTTATTTTTGCAACTGCAATTTTGGCTGCAGAATATGTCGTTAGACCAAATGCTTTCAAGCCACAAGCAACAGTTATCAAAAAGGCAGTGCAGGTTGGATCGATTAAAACCTTTAAGCAATTTTCTTCTGACGATAAAGTAACACCAAGTGTTTCAAGAATGGCAAAAACTATGTTAAGAAGGATTGCAGGCGAAATTTCTAATAATAGGTTTGTAAGATAATGTCTTTGATAGAAGAACTAACTGCAGATGTCGTAGAAGCATTTGATGATTTGGATGATGTAGTGTTTAACTTCACCATCTCATATTCGTCTGGTGGTACTTTCGTTGCTGCTACGCAAACCGTAACAGGAAGAGCGTCAGGATCAGGAACCTGGCGCGGAGTTGAATTGGAATTCACCGAAAAGGATTTAAGAGATTTACCTGTAGGTAAAACTGTTATTGGAATCATGGCTATTGCATCCGAAGCACCTTTTGTGATTGACACAAATGTAAACTATAAAATTACTGTTGATGGGAAGAATTATATTACACACAAGATAAAAAGAGATCCTGCAAAAGTAACATATGCTTTGGTGTGTATAGAAGCATGAGTGGTGTCAAATACAAAGGTAAAAGTTTGGATGCAATAGCATCAGATATTGAAAATTTTGTTGCAAGAAAACAGAAGAAGTTTTTGATTGGGTTATGGAATAATTTGGTTGATGGTACACCAGTAGATACCGGTGCAGCAAGGTCAAATTGGACGTTGTCCCCAGACAAACCATTATTGACATTGAACCCAAAAGACGGAACGCAATACCAAAGACCAGATACTCCTTCTGTTGGTGATTTTCCTTATGTGCACAAAACTTGGTATATCGCCAATATGTCACCGTACATTCTCTATTTGAACGAGGGACATTCGTGGGCAGCAGGTTGGATAGACACATCGATACAAAGAAACCTAGTTAAGTTTAGTACAGAGAAATAATAGGGAAAAACAATGCCAAGTTTATATGACATTAAAGTATCATTTGACACGATGTTACAGGACAACTGGACTGCGACACCGATTGCATTTGACAACACTGATACTTACAAAAAAGGTTCGGTGCCTTGGCTTAACGCTGTGCTTCTGCCAAGCATCACAACAAATGCCGATCTTAATGGTTTGGAGAGGCATTATGGGATTTATAGAATCTCAGTTTTTGTTCCATTGTTTAGTGGGACAAAAGATGCGTATACGTATGCAGAGCAATTGAGAGCACTATTCACTAACCAGCTTTTTGACCAAATAGTATGTTATGCTGCTGAAATTAGAAGAGTTGGGGATAATGGAAACGGCTGGTTCATGATGAATGTTTTAGTTAACTTTTGGTCCGATCAATAGAGGTATAATATGGCTATTTCAACCACAAATTATGTTCAGTTCTCTTACATCAAAGAAACTGTCCCTGGGGAAACCCCTGCAACTCCGCAATTTCAGAAGATCCCTGTAAAAAGCGTTGGTCTTTCTGACAATATTACAACTTCCACTTCTGAAGTGATTCGCGACGACCGTCAAACTGACGATCTCACTATCGTTGATGCTGAAGTATCTGGTGATTGCAATTATGAGCTTTCGTATAGTCCTTTCAAACCATTGATTGTGTCTCTCCTTCAGGGTGGCGCGCTTATCTCTGTCAGTGAGGCTGGCAGTGATGTGACGGTGGCTCAATCTGGTAGCGCGTATACCAGTGCCGCTACGATCAATTTTGGTACTTCTGGCTTACTACCTGGCATGAAAGTGCGCGTTGCTGGCTTTACTGATCCGGCCAACAACGGCATCAAGACAGTTGTCACTGCTACTGCTGGCGTACTTACTGTTGAGGAAACTCTTGCCGATGAGGCAGCTGGAGACTCCGTAACGTTCGATGTGGAATGTGTTCGTAATGGTGCCGAGACCATGGATACCTACACCTTCAAGAAGAAGATCAATGCCCCTGGAGCAACCAACGCATTCTTCTATTATCGTGGGTGTGCAATCAACAAAATGTCGTTTGATTTTGCTACTGGTGCGATTCTTACTGGTGCAATGGGTCTTATTGGTCGGACTGCAGAGGCAAGGACTTCTGATCTTACTGGTGAGCAAACGCCACTTGAGGTTCCTTCCTACAGAATCATGAACTCTGTATCGTCCATCACATCAGTAACTGCTACTGGCCTCCCAGCCACAGCGGAGTTCTCTAACCTTAATCTGACCATCGATAATCAGGCTAAGGCAGCTAAGGCTATTGGTACTCTTGGTGCTGCTGATATTGCCCCACTTAGTTTACAAGTTACTGGTGACATTGAACTTTATTTCGAAGACCTTTCGCTTTATAATATCTATAAGGCGGCTACTGAATTTGCGCTCTCGTTTACTTTGGAAGACGCTACTGCCAGTCAAAACATCATGGTTATTGATCTTCCAAAATGTAAGTTCAATGAGTTGAGTGAGCCGGTTGATGGCAAAGACGCTTTCTTGATGGAGAGTGGTTCTCTTACCGCACTTCGTGATGCCACCAACAACTATACTGTACAGTTTAGTTTCTTTGACGCCGTATAGTTTTATAGAATTCTGGTCATTGTGGATACACCGTTTAATATGACACCAAGCCAGTGGTAACGGGCAGAGTCCACAACTAATTATAAAGTCATATATTGGAGAAACAAAAATGAGTAAGATTTGTATTACACCTGTCAATGAAGTAGCAGCAGAAACTGGAGTTTGGGGGAAGTATCGTGGAGTCGATATGCTCATCGCCAGATCTGGAAATCAGAAGTTTGAGCAGCTTATGCGTGTGTTGACTAAACCACACGAAAGAGCTATTGAGAGGGGTAGCCTAGATAAAAAGACGAGTGCTGATATTTGGGCTGAAGTGACTGGCAAAACAATCCTGCTTGATTGGAAGAATTTTCCAGGTGGTGTTGAGTATTCTAATGAAAATGCCAAGGCACTCATTTTGAACGATAGAGATGCAGCAGAATACATCAAGGAGTTTTCTGAGACTCTTGAAAACTACCTCTCACAAGAAATTGATGATACGGTGGAAAAGTAACAAAACTCTTTAGTTGGTTTTTAGAATATGGCAAAAATATAGAGTTTTTCAAAAAATTAGAAAAAGAAGGAAAACCTAGCCCACTAGACGATATACCAAAAGGAGATACAGTAACAGAATGGTATATCGAAATGTTCTACAGACTAAAACACCCATGGGACACGGATGTCTCAATCCAAAATCAATTGTTTGTAATTAAAGAGTTTGTATTGATTGGTTCTGCTGACGAATTTCTACAAGTGATGAGATCACTTAACAAGACTTACAGGGAGTATCACGAAAGGCACAAAAACAAAGGGCAAAAGCAATGAGTGAAAACTTTGGTGCTATCGTCAGTATTGATTTTGGTAATAGCAAGAAAAATACCGACAATTTGGTTGCAGCGCTACATAGCGCTGCGACCGCTATTTTTCAAATAGACAACGCAATAAAGGGGTTTACATCAACCTCTAAAACACTGTCGTCTTCAATAAAAGACGTCAATAAGGAATTCAAGGGTATCTTAAGTGCCAATGGAAAATACCTTAGAACATTAGAGAAAAGCAATATATTGAACAACAAGGTGATCGCGGACAACAATAGTCTCGCGGGCACACTTAGGTCTGTAAATACAGAACTAAATTCTGTAAGTAAAAAGACAGCATCATATGATTCTAGTAACAGCAAAGTATCAAAGACTATCAGAACTGTTAATGCAGAGAACGAAAAATTGGCCATTAATATGGCTGGCAATGTTGTTGGTGCCTACATAAAGGCAAACACAGCAGCAAAAAATTATGGCATAAGTTCAAGTAAAATCTCAAGAACGATAAGGGAAGTATCATCTGATAATGCAAAACTTGGTTTAAATATCGCTGGTAATGTTGTTGGTGCATATACGAAGGCATCAGCAGCAGCAATATCATATGGCACAGCCAATAGTAGAATAGGAAAAACTATCCGCGCTGTTGCTAAAGAATCCAGGAAGTTAGGTATAACAGTTGCTGGTGATGTCGTTGGCTCATTTAAAAAGGCTGCTGTTGAAGCATATAATAAAAATCGTTCCCTTGAACAACTCATAAAAGGATTCAAAAGATTAAATGTAAACATATTAACAAATGTTGCAGCGTTTAATAAATTAAAGAAAGCTGGAAGGATTGAGGGAATGTTTAGGTCTGCCAAATCATCAATGGGTGACTTTTTTGGAGGCTTAAAGGTTGGCCACGCACTTCTTAGAAGTGTTGCTTTTGGCATCATTGAATTGGGTAGGAGATTTTTGGCTTGGTCGTTTAATGTGCATAAGATCGCTTCTGATTTTCTAGGATTCAGAAATGCGATACAGGTTGCTACTGGCTCGTTAGAAGGGGCAAACAGTCAAATGCAATACGCAATAGGTGTTGCAAGAAAATACAAGGTAGATGTAGCAGAGACCACAAGGGCCTATTCAAAGTTTGTTAACGCCGTAACCCTTGCCAATATACCATTGAGAGAGGCTAACAAAGAGTTTGCAATACTAGCGCAAGTAGGGCGTGTACTTAATATCTCTACAACCAACATGCGCGGACTATTCCTTGCCATTGAACAAATGGCATCGAAGGGTTTTGTTTCACTTGAAGAATTAAGGAGACAGCTTGGTGAGCATTTGCCAGGCGCTGTTTCTATTGCTGCTAAGGCGTGGGGTAAATATATAAAGAGAACAATCAGTGTTGGCGAGTTCATGAAGATGGTTGAGAATCGCGCTGTTGAAACGACAAAGTTTTTGAAGCCGTTTACCCAAGAACTCGACAAGATGACAAAACCTCTTCTTGAACAATCTCTGAAGAAATCGTCTGCTGCTTTTGTTGATCTTAATAGCAGCGTTGAATTGCTTGGTGCAAACATAGGAACTACTTTACAACCAGCATTTACGGCGTTGGCAAATAGTCTAAATTACGTCGTTAAATCGTTTGGTCGCCTTTGGCCAGAGGCAGATCATTTGAAGGAGGCCTTAGAAGAGCAAATTGAATTGTTTGAATTAGCTGACAATAATACTGGTAAATATTCAGGCGCTATAGAGGAGTTGAAAAAGAAATTATCTAATTTAAACGAAACAATGGGTGATGTTTCAAAACAAACAGAAAGTTTTGGAGAGAAGATACTAGGTCTATCTATTTCGTTTCTTAGTTTATCGGCAGCAACCGGAGGCGGTGGTTTTTCAACTTCTCTTGGCCATATGATAGGTTCTATGATAGGAGTAGAAGATTCATTAGGTTCTGCAACCAAAAAAGCAAAGTCATTAGAAGAACAATTGAAATACACCGGCGTAAGTGCATCTGCAACAGCAGAACAAATAGAAGAATATGCATCAGCAATTGATAGTATAAGAAATCTTAATCCAGTAACTCAGTCTTTTGAAGTGTTGAAATTACAAGAAACAGGTGTTAAGGATGCAATTACTGATCTTGAAAAGACAAAAGCTAAATTCATAGAATTAAAGAATCAAGCAGAGATAACCTATGAAGAAGGTGGAGCTACAGCTTTAAAATATGCTGCTGCTATTAATTCTATCAACATCCAAATTGACAACCAAACACGGAAACTAAAGGGGCTTGGTGAACAACAAGATTGGATAAAGAATACATATAGTGGCATTGGTATGTCAAAAGAAGATTTAGACGAAGTAAATTTAATGTCTGAGAAGTTTGCTGAGATCAATGAAAGGATAGGGTTATTTGGAGAGACATCAACCGTAGCAGCAGTTAAATTTTGGGCATTTAAAAAAGGCCTTAAGATTAGTGATGGTGAATCTAAGGGGTTTTATAATGCATTGATTAATCGTGCAGCGATGTTCGATGACATAAAACTTGCTGACAAGATAAATAAAAAGATAGACGAGTTAAAAACAAAACTAAGACAAGGCGGAAACGAAACACAGTATGCTGCTGCAAAAGCTCTAATCTTAGCTGAGAATATTGACAAGAGTAAGCCAAGGGCAAATGCATTGGTGAAAGAGTTATTGTCTGTCTCTAAAGCATTGGATAACGAAAAACTTATACAAGAAATGGATGACAGAATGAAGGAGTTTGCAGAAAGCTCAAAGAATGTTGGTTGGCACATACAAGAAGCAGCAGCTAACGCACTTCTCCTTGCTAACAACATCAAGCTTGGAGAAGATAGAGTTGGTAAAAAAGCTAATTTGTTTATTGAAGCTGCAAAGGCTAAAGATGAAGAGGAAGCAATAAAGAGGTTGACTGATAAGTTAGAAAGTCTTAATAACAAAACTAGCGAGTATGTAAACAATGCAATAGAAGCAGAGACGAAAACCTGGCTTTTGAAAAATGGTTTTGAAGTTGGTGCAGATGCAGTTGGTAAGATTGCTGAAAAGATAATTAATGTTACAAAAGAATTAGACAAGAACGCAATGATGGACGATTTTTCTAAATCTATCAACGGACTCAACGCTAATTTCGGTAGCCTAAGCGAAGAGCAAAACTTTGCTGCAGCAAAATCTCTTTTATTGGCGCACAACATTGACTTGAGTGATGATGCAGTAAGAGGGATGTCTGGCTCTCTGTCTGGTTTAAATTTAGATCTGGCTAATTTCTACAGAGGTGCAAATGAGGCTGCAGTCAGGGCTGAGATACTGAGAAGGGGTATAGATCTGAATTCAGAAGGTGCCGGTAAGATGGCAGCAGAATATTTAAAGCTTGCCAAGGTTATTGATGACAGACAGACGTTCTTGAGCGCTGCAGAAAGGACGGCTAGATCGATAGAGGGAGCCTTCGCAGATTACTTATTTGATCCGTTTGACAAGGGTGTAAAGGGAATGGTCCAGGCTATGAGCGATGCCATGAGAAGGATGGCAGCTGAAATGCTTGCTCACCAAGTTATGAAGACGGTGACTAGCTTCATATCTGGTACCAGTTCAGGAGGGTCCGCTGGTGGTGGCGATACATCTAGTTTATTTGCGGCCATAGCATCTGCTTTTGTATCTGGTGGTACACCAACCCCAATGGCAACTGGTGGTCCAGTTAGCGCTGGAACCCCATACTGGGTTGGTGAGACAGGTACAAAAGAACTATTTGTTCCAAACCAAAATGGCGAGATCATAACGAAGAGAAATGTTGAGAAACAAGAAGGTAGAGATTCCAGCGACACATATGTGATTAATATGAACATAACAGGCGTCACAAACCCACGCGAGTTCTTAGCTAGTGAAGCACAGTTGACCGGTAGGTTGGTTGAAGCCATAAAGGCGAGAACGAGGAGAAAATAAAATGGCGTTTTTAACAGAGCGTTTCCCAGTCAACATCTCTTATGGCAGTTCTGGTGGGCCAGGCTACAAAACAAAGATTGTTGAAAGCCCTAGTGGATTCGAGTACAGAAACCAGAACTGGAGCAAGGCGAGGCATAAATACAACGCAGCAACAGGCATCCAAAAAGCGGACGATCTTGATGCCCTTGTTGCGTTCTTCCATCTTGCTGCTGGGAGGGCTAACTCGTTTGGTTTCAAGGATTGGGCAGATTACAAAACTTGTGCCACAAGTCAACAGGTTCAGAACGACGATCAGGTTCTTGTGGCTTCTGCTACGGGTGGCGAACAACAGATACAGCTATTCAAAACATACACTGTGGGGGCAATATCTTCAAACAGGGATATTATCTTGCCCGTAAACGGAACTGTTTTAATAGCCCTAAATACGGTACAATTGACTGAAACAACAGATTATTCTATCAATTACACCACGGGTTTGTTGTCACTTGTAGTTCCATTAGGAGTGGGCGATCTGCTCACTGCTGGTTTTGAATTTGATGTGCTGTGTAGATTTGGAGTAGATGAGCTGTCGCTCTCATTTGATGCCTACAGGGTTAATTCAACTACCGTGCCAATCTTGGAGGTTCGCGAACAATGAGTACAGACGCCACATGCTGGAAAATAACCAGAGCAGATTCTACTGTTTTGGGTTTTACAGATCATGATCAGGATTTACTTATTGACAGTGTTAATTATTTGGCTTCCGTTGGATATTCTCCTTCGGCTATTGAGCATGACAATATTGGTTCGAGTCATAGTATGGAGGTTTCAGGGGTCGTTAATTTTTCAGGGATATCAGAAGACGACCTAAGAGCAGGGCTTTTTGATTACGCCACCATTGAGTGTTTCAAGGTAAATTGGTCAACATTGCTTGACAAGGTGGTATTGGTTAAGGGGTGGCTTGGTCAGGTATCGATAGGTGACGGTGTGTTTAACGCAGATCTGAAGGGTCTGTCACACAAACTCCACAACAACATTGGTGAGCAATATATGCCAACGTGTGCTGCTCAGCTTGGAGATACTAGGTGTGGCCTAACGATCACACCAGTTAACTTCACCGTCACCGCCAGCGGGACACAGAGGACTTTCACGGCATCTGGCCTTACACAGCCAGATGACTTTTTTAAGGGTGGTATTGTAACCTTCACTAGTGGAGCCAATGACACATATTCTATGGATGTCAAGGAGTTTTCTGCTGGAGTGGTTGAACTCTATGAGCCCCTTCCTAATCAGATTCTTATTGGCGTTACCGGCACCATAACACAGGGATGTGACGGTACCATCGGAACATGTGAAACAGTATTTGATAATGTTGTGAATTTTAGAGGATTCCCACATTTACCAGGTATAGGAGAGTTAGTGAGATGATCACCGCACAAGAATTCATTGATGAGGCAGAAACCTGGATAGGAACAAAATTCATGCATCAAGGAAGAGTAAAGGGGGTCGGTGTTGATTGTTATGGTCTAGTTATTGAGGTAGCAAGACATTTTAACCTGACAACCTTCAAATCTGGCGCTTATGGAAGACAACCAAAAGCAGATGTGATGTGGGCTGCCCTAAGAACACACATGGTTGAAGTAGACAAAGAAAATCTTATACCAGGAACAGTTTTATTTATGGCCTTTGAGAGAGATCCACAGCATCTGGCTATTTTTGATGGCAAGAACATAATTCATGCTTACGCATTTGCGAGAAAGGTCGTTAAACACAGATTCGACTCACAATGGAAGGCAAGGGTTCGTGGAGCATTCCAATTTAAAGGAGTGCAGTACTAATGATCACTGCACAAGAAATTATCAAAGAAGCAGAGACTTGGTTAGGCACAAAATACATGCGTAAGGGAAGAATAAAGGGAGTTGGTGTTGATTGTTGTGGTCTCATTATTGAAGTAGCAAGATATTTAAATATTACAAAATCTATTTATGTCGATTATAAAAGACGATCAGATCCAGATATGATATGGGATACACTAAGAAAACATATGGTTGAAGTAGACAAAGAAAA